ATTAAATCCCCGATTCACGCAGGCTGTCCTAGATAGCCGGAAGACCACTACAATCCGCAATTCGTTCTGGCCGACTGACGTGCCAATCATGCTCTACAACTGGAGTGGGGCCGCCTACCGATCAAAGCAAATCGACGTTGCGGCCGTGACCGTCAAAGGAGTCCTGCCAATCGAAATCCACCGCCGGAGCGATGGAGAGATGTTCTATGCCTGCAATCTGAGCGGATCGCGAATGCTCCATGAAACGGAAGGCTTCGAGTCCCGCGAGGAACTTGACGCATGGTTCCGCCCGCTGCTCAAACCCGGACAGACCGTGACGAAGTTTCTCATGAGATTCCGTCTGGCGAACGCTGGCGGTCTGGCAACCGCGCCCCAGGACTCCGCTTCAACTTGAGACGTTCCCGCGGTTGCCAGCACCGACCTTGTTCGATGGCCGAACTACCAACCAACTCCGATACAAAACCGATGAACTCAACGCTTGAAAAACCGATAGACTTGGATCTCCTGAGAAAATTCTGCACACCGGATCGCCCAGAATACAGCGAGCCGTTCAACCTCTATTCCTACGGCGGCGGCGATGTCGTCGCGATCAACGGCCAAGTGGTGATCTGCGTGCCGAAAAGAAAGCACCCGGACCTAAAGGAACAACGCTCAGGAATCGCCGCGCAAGTGTGGTGGGCAATGGGAGCCGTGGCCAACAATGAGGAAGGTGTTGGTCCAGCCAAGAAAGCCGCCGTCGCCCGCATCCCAAAGACTGTCCGCGAGTCGCTGAACATCCTCCCCGGCCTGGAGTTCAAAAACGTGGCGAAGGTGCGAATCTGGGTTTATGGGCGGACGCATCGCCAGCGGTGGGAAAAGATAGACCAGAACGGCGTGGTGTTCTTCCGGTGGGACGGCGGCGTGGGATGCTGCGTCGCGGAGAAAGTTAGTCCATCGAACGATAAAGTGGAGCTACCGCCGAATGGTGGCTCCGAATCCAAGAAGGGCGTTGTCGGCGGTTAGCTCGCACGCCTTGTTCTCCCTCTTCCGAAATACCGATATGACACCGAAAATCACCGACGCAATCGACGCACTTGTGGACGCTCTCCGCGAGGAATCCCCCGAGCAAATGACGACCTTCCGACTCTTCGTGAACTGCGAGGAACGGGTGATCGAAACCAGCGAACGCACGCCCGCACAACTCAAAGCTGCCGGAATATCCATGCGGAATCTACGCGGGGATTTCATTCGGGAGAACGCCAAAGATGACTCACAGAGTCCCGCCAAAAATCTATGAATACACCACAAACAGCCGCCGGGACTCTGTTGAGTCCATCGCCTTGTTCGCCATTCTTCGTCTTCGATGTGGAATCAATCGGACTTCACGGAGAAGCCTTCGCAGTCGCAGGGGGCATCTACATCAACGGGGCTGCGCAATCGGAGTTCCGATTCTGCTGCCCGATTGAAGAAGCCAAAGGAGACGAAGATGACCGCGAATGGGTCAAAGCAAACGTCCCTGTCATGGAGATCACGCACCGCCACCCTGCCGGACTCCGCGAGGCGTTCTGGGCAGAGTGGGAGAAAGCGAAGAAGCGGTATCCCGGAATCGCGATGGCAGGCGAGTGCATCTGGCCCGTGGAAGCGGGATTCGTCGCCGCCTGCATTCGTCAGGAAATCGCAGACCGCAAATGGTCGGGTCCGTATCCGTTCCACGAAATCGCTTCCGTGATGCTGGCCGCTGGCATGGACCCGATGGCGACCTACGAGCGGGAGGAATCCGAGAAGCCCGCGCACGAACCGCTTGCCGACGCGAGGCAATCCGCCCGACTGCTGGCAACCGCGCTGCGTAGTCTGGCGAACGAAAGAACTCTGGCGACCACACCCGCGGATGGCGCGCCGCCAGCAAAATAAACTTGAGCGCGGGTGAGGGTCGCCAGCAGTGCCCTTGTTCTGCCTCTTCAAAATCCCCGACAACACCATGAAATTGAAAATCACAGACATGCCGACATCAGTGGTCAACAACCTCGAAAATCTCCACACCGCGCAAAAGTTGGAGAAACTCCGCGCTGCCATGGCGTCGATCCACGGCGAAACGTGGGAGGAAATCGTCGCGGAACAGCGCCCGCTCATCGAGGGGCTGATGGAACGTGACGGCCACGATAACCCGATCAAGGCCGTGATGCCGGTCGTGAAGGAGATGAAGCGAGACGGTGAATGCCCACTCCTCATTCTCGCGGTCGCGGCGGAAATTACTCTTCGGCAGAACGCTGGGGGTATGGCACCGGGATCAGCGGTGCCAGACTCCGAATCCAAAAATAAACTAGACCGCTGATCCCGGTTGCCATGACTCCCTTGTTATGCCTCTTCGAATTACCATTGAACTGATCCCGCGGGGGGACGAATCCCGCAAACGCAAGCTCGCTCAAGTCGAGATCGAAAACGACGGAACCGCTGGCGACATGCGCGGTAATGGTGACGTTGGAAACTACCGGGTGCTCGCCTCTGGCTTGCTTGGGGAAGCCGGATGGGATGACTTTGCAGACTTCACGATGGGGCCGCTGAAACGCGGCGACTACTTGGACACCTGTATTGACATTCTCTCTGTGATGCACTCCGCCAGAATGCCGCGACGTGGATTCATCACGGGGCGCGTCGAAGTGGATCATTCTGGGCATAACGCACAAGGCATGGCAGCGGGAGCCGATGGCCCGCCCATGCCCGGAAATTGAAACGCTTCACCCGCTTGCCATCGCCGACTTGTTCTCTGAATCAGCCCGAAATCACCAACCAACTTGAGCAATGGAATCCAACATTATCCCGATCATCAAGAAATCATCCCGCCCCTACCGCAACCTCGGAAAGCGAGTGCAAAACATCCACACCGGAATCATGGGAACCATCACAGAGGCGGAACGTCGAACCAATGTGAAATCCGGATGGAAAATACGCATCACCTATGACGACGGACATAAGGGAATCCTCTGGACCGACCGTGACACTCTGAATCACAACCGGATTGTGGCCGATGACTTCGTGCCAGACTACGGACCGGTCCGGGAGCGCATCCTCGCACTGATCGCCAGAATCGACCGTGGCGGGCTGGAATGGCAATATGGACACTCCACCGAGGGCAGATGCAACCGCGACGTGGTGATGATCTGGAAGCCGCTGACGACGTTCGAGACCATCGCCTCGCTCTATGGCGGACAAGGCAAGTGGGAAGCGGAGGGGCGAACACAGGATGAAGCGTGGGCGAAGCTGCGCTGCATGCTCACGGAAGCCGCTGCCAGCTTGGATTCAGAACGCCGGGGCTGTGACGCCCGGAGAGAAAGGAGAAGACCATGAGTGAAATTGAGAAGCTAGACCGGGTCGATCACCAGCCACTTGTTGAGCGTTGGATCGAGGCCGCGCGCAGGGTGGACGAAACATTCGGACGCATCGAGGCGGCATTCATGGCCAACCCGGAAAACGAAATCCGGTCTGCAATTTGGGGCATGTTCGGGGAATACACCCGGACGCTCGCCGCCATCATCAGCGACGACGCCGAGGATGCCCGTGGCTGGCTGGAATGGTTTGCCTGGGATTGCGACTTCGGACGGAAGCCGATGAAAATGGTGTTCTCTGACGGCGAAACCCTGCTCGTCGTCGGAGCGTCCGATCTGCTCGCAGCAATTCAAACGGATGAGAACGGCCGCAGGGTGTGGCCTTCTCCGCTCAACGTCTAGCTATGCCGCCGATGCCAGCCGCCCTACGACCTCCGCTTCCTGCTACCGGCTGCCCGGCTGGTATCGGTTGGCATGAGCGTCTTGTTGTGCCTCTTTGCTTCTCGGGCGATGACGGCAAGCAAGATGGGATGCAACCATGCGGGCGGCTGGCGGCGACCATCCTTCCACTCGTAAGCGGTGGATCGGGGGCACCCCAGGGCGGCGATGATCTGAGCGGCAGTGTAGTCGGCAAGGTCGGTGTCGAAACTCATGGCCGAAGAATACACGGCAAAAATAAATCCGCAATGCGGAAAATAGTTCTTGCAATAAGTCCGCGATGCGGACAGTCTCAACGCATGTCCAACACCAACCAACTGACAGCCCGCGAAATCGAACTCCGCAACCAATTCGTGAGAATGACCAGCGAAGAAATCCGCCAGATGATGAACACCACCGACAACACCACCACCCGCCTGATATGCTGGGAATATCTCCAAACCCTGTAACCCGCCACCTCTACCTCCCCACGGACAACGTGGGGAGGCTGTATTGCTGGCCGTGTTGGGATAGGCTCGAAAAGGAGAGTCCCGCACTGGCTGGCCATACCGACGACGAAGAATGCGACCACTGCGGAAAAACAATCAAACCAGACAAAACGCCAATATGGAAAATCGAACGCCAGAAATAGAACCCGTGCCAGATGGATACATTTGGTGCGAGCATTGCGGCTACAATCGCAGCCTCACCACCGACCAATTAAAGGATCTCAACGCTGACGTAGTGGAGACGTGGTGTCCAGAATGTGAAGAAGCGATGCTGAATCACGGAACGGAATGCCCTGACCATATCCACCTCGACTTGCCGCTCCTCCCGTATCAGGACGATGAGCCGCAAAAGATGACACAGCATGAATCTGACAGGCTAGACCGCTGGCGAGCGCAGGGAGTGGAACGCTCTGCCATTTATCGCGTCGAGCGTCGCCACCGCTACCTACCCGACAAGTGGCGGAGCGTCGGCGAGTTCGTGGCCGGATCGCCGTGGCGTGATGAGCGTCCAGTGAATGACGAAACCATGCGCGAAGAGCGAATCGGCTACGAGCGCACATGGAGAAAATACGAAGCCCGCGTGATACGCCCGGACGGGACAATTCTTCAGCACAACGCACAAGCTGACCTATGACCACCGCGCCAACAGACTCCGCAACCACTGAAACCGCCGACGCGGTGGGCATTAGGTCCAGCGCCTTGTTCGGGCTTCGTCCGTATTACGAGGACAGCCACATCACCCTATATCATGGCGACTGCGTGGAGATCATGCGAGCGATGGAAGGTGTGAGCGTGGACGCCGTCATCACCGATCCACCCTACTGCTCCGGCGGCGCACTCGAAGCGCAGAAGAACAGCGGCGGGCAGGGGCACCGCTCCGAACGCCTCGCCAGTGGTGAAGTCGAATGGTTCGCGGCTGACAACATGACGACGGGCGGGCTGGTGTGGCTGGTCCGTGCCGTGCTGGTGGAAAGCCGCCGCGTGATGAAGGCCAACCGCTCCGCCTTCGTGTTCACGGACTGGCGCATGGTCCCGCACCTCGCGCCCGCGCTGGAATCCTCCGGCCTCCGGTATCGCAACATGATCGTGTGGGACAAGATGAGTGCGGGCCTCGGAATGGGCTTCAAGCCCGCCCACGAAATCATCCTCGAATACACCAACGGCGTGACCGAATACGCCACGAAGGACGGCCAAAACGTCATCCGCTCCCGGCGGGTGTCGAGCGGAACCCGTGACCATGCGTGCCAGAAGCCGCTGGAAGTGCTGGCCAAGCTCATCGACGTGGCTGTGCCGCCAGGCGGAACCGTGCTGGACCCGTTCAGCGGCTCCGGCTCGACGCTGGTGGCCGCCAAGCAACGCGGACGGAAAGCCATCGGGATCGAGCTTGCCGAGTCGCACTGTGAAACCATCGCCAGACGGTGCGCGCAGGAAATGGCGCTCTTCATGGATTGCCCGAACGCTAGGGCTATGACGCCCGGCGCAAATGAAGAGCCTTTGAAATGAAATTGGAACGCCATAGCCGGGTCGATCATCAGCCCCTTGTTCTCTTCCCATCATCTTCCCGTCATCACTTCCGAATCACCAGAAACCAACGATATGAATACGAACCAAGACCCAATAGAACTCATGGAACAGTGGCACGCCAACGAATGCCTTGGCATGTTGGACAGACTCATGCTCGGCATCCCGCCGGAGGGCGGGCATGTCAACAAGGAAACCATGGAGCGGATGCTCGCCACTGCGTTCCTTACCGGAGCGATCTGCCAACAAGACCGACCTCTGCCAAAGAATCACGAACCAAACAACACCATGACCACCGATCAACTGATAAACCAACTCGCCGCCGATGGTGGCGCAATCGTAACCTCCGGTGAATGCTCCGAAATGGAAATCGCCGATGCTCAAGCCACAGGTCGATTCTACGTCCGCGAGGATGGAATCGGCTTCGTCCGTCGATACTCTGAGTGGCTAAGGCGCCAATCCGACAGGGAGAAATTTTGCAAGTCGTTCGAGGAAGAGTGCATCCAATTACGCCAGCGGCTTGCCGAGGTCGAGCGGGACAAGGCGTGTCTCATCGAAAAATCCGAAAAGCTGGTGCGTTGGGTGGAATCGCCGCGCCACACTCATGAAGAAGTTCGCGACCACAATGGACGCCTGAAAGACACGAAAATCTGGGTGCAGTTTTACATCGAGGTGCGCGGCATCCAACGCAAGGACGCGCCATTGGACACCGTTGACGAAAGAGCTGATGGAAAGCCGGACGGTCAGGAAGAGAACGCCAAGGGTATGCCGCCCGCCGAATCACCAACCAAGTAAGAATATGCAAACAACCGTTGAACAACCAAACCGTTGCGGGTCGGTCATCACCCGCTTGTTCTCCTTCGTTCGATCCATCCGAGTGCTTCGTCGCTCAAGGACATTCGAGGGCGAGAAAACCGGATCGTGGAACCTGCTCATGTGGCGATGGGGGCTCTACTCCTATTCCCTCGCGTGGCACCCTCGATGCAAGTCCACGCGCCTTGGATGGTATCGAGGGATCAAAGGAAACTGCGGCCTTCGACGCGCCCTCAACCTTCCGATCCTTGGAGACTTCTCTGCATGGAGGGGTGGGCCGCATCATTGAGGAGAACGCCGATGTGGATGCGCGGCGGGATGGCGCATCGAATCAAACTGGCGGCTGATCGCCGTCGCATCCCACGACTTGTTCTCCGTCTTCCGAACCACCAACCACCACTGAATTCATGACACTTGCAGACCTGAAAAAGCACGTCGATGCCGCTATCGAAAACGCCATCGAGAGAAATGATGATCCATCAAGCATCCCGGTCACTCTCCAATTGGACCGCGCCGACGATGACCCGCTGTGGTCTGATGAAGGTGTTGAGTTGCATTACGATGGGGGAGCTCAAGCAACCGGATGCGTGATCGTGGCATTCCTTCCGGAGAACAGAGAATTATAAATCCAATAAGTGGCAATAAACACCCCCCCATTATGAAAACAGTAGCCGAGGTGTTGGCAGCATTTGAAACCGCAGCACTGAATGCTGGGCTGCGCAGGAACACGAGAATCAGCTATGCGGCGACAATCGCAGAGTTTTCGAGGTTGTTGAAACAAGGCCAAATTGATGGCCCGCAGGAATATTTTCATTATCTGGCGAGTGTGAAACGGTTGGCCCCGAACACGGTTTGCCATGCGCTGAATCCGTTGAAATTTCTATACGAAAAAGTTCTCGGCAGGGAGTTTGGGCAATATGAGGTTCCGCAGAGAAATCGAACCCGGCCCATGCGGGCGGTGCTGACGATGCGCCAGATTATTTCGATGATGGAACTGATGCCGCGGATTCCGCGCCTTCAGGCGGGTTTGTTGGCTGGTTGCGGACTACGGATTGAATCGGACATGCTGACTCTGCGGTTGAAGGATATTCGGCTTGAGGATAGGGTGATCACAATCTACGACGGGAAGGGCGGAAAATCCCGGGCATTGCGGATTCCGGAATTCCTCGTTGCGGATCTGGAACACCAACTGATGGCGTGCCGGATGCAATGGGACCGGGATCGCCAACGCGGGATCATCTGCCCGATCACCGAGGATCCGGAGGGTTCATTGATGCGAAAGCTTGGATTGCGCACGTTTTCCACCTTGCCCTGGTATTGGCTATTTCCATCCCAGAAGGTCAACGGCACCAAACGCTGGCATGCGACGGACAAGCGGCTGGTGACGGCCCTGAAAGAGGCCGCCGGGCTGCTGAACATCACGCAGCGGGTGAATCCGCATGCTCTCCGCCACTCCTACGCGACGGGATTGCTCCGCGAGGGAGTGGACGTGCGGGTAATCCAGGAACAAATGGGCCATTCGAAACTAGAGACGACGGAAATATACCTGCACACCGCCGGGCAGAAAACGGTTGGCAGTCCGCTCGATGCGGAGGCCGCGCGCAACATCATCCCCATTCGACGTAGCGCATGAAAAATCATTTTCCCTACCCAATCCCGGCGGAGGCACTCCAGGAGTTTTGCCATCCGGCCGAATGGCACGCATTTCACCTGGCCCGCCGGTTTGATCGGGAGATTTTGGCCGGCAATGGATACCTGGCAATCCGTTGCCAGCGTGGCCGGTGGATCGATTCGGAATTCCCTGCGGCGAGTGCGGAGTTTTTGTCGCGGTGGGGCAAGCTGCCCTGGAGCCGGTGGGAGGTGCTGGCGCAGGGCGACCATTGGCGGAGGTTGGAGGATGCCAGCGGCCGTATTTTCGCCAAATCGGCAATCGGTTTCTGGCTGGGAACGGTGCCGGCGCCATCGCCGGTATGGGTGGTGGGGGACGCTCGCCGGGTGCGACTGTCGGCACTGCAACTGATTGCCAGGCTCCCGCGGTGCGAGGTGTTCACCGGACCAGTGGATGCGGACAGCCCGCTGTGGTTCCGTTTCAGCGGGGGACGTGGTGCGGTGGCCATGGACAAGCGGCTGGAGGGCTGCGGAGTGTCTGGGCGGCTGTTCCAGCCGGTGGTGGATCAACTGAGCGGGGAATTGAAATACTGCCGGCCATCGCGGCCGGCGCTGCGGTTGGTCAATCCCGCGTCGAACTGGCCGCCGGCCGATCTCTCTGAAACCTGAAACTAAAACCATGGATTCCATCATCAAAGCATCATTTTGGACGGACACGCGCGTCGAAGATCAACCTGCAGAAATCAAGCTTGCGTGCCTTTGGCTGATTTCAAACCCATCCCGCGATCTGTGCGGATTCACAAAGGTTTCAAACAAGCGTTTCACTTTTGAGACGGGGCTTGACCCAAGCCACTTGCAAGGGGCTTGCAAGGGGCTTCCGAGCTCCATCATTCATCTGCCCGGCGGCGTGTGGTTTGTGGTGAATTTTCTGCGCCATCAATTCGGTAAGGGCGGCCGTTTGTCATTGAGAAACAATGTTGTGATTGCTGCGGCACGTCATGCGGCGAAACTGCAAGAGCCCCTTCGGAGGGCCTTCTTTCAAGCGTATCCGGAGCTGTTGGAAATAGCTCCGGATTTGGGAAATTTTCCCAATATGAAAAAAGCCCCTTGCAAGGGGGATACCCAAAACCCCGAAGGGGTAAGAGTAGGAGAAAGAGAAGGAGAAGGAGTCAATGGAAAGGGGTTTGGGGAAAACCAAGACCTCGTTTCGATCGTGCATGCCTATCCGCGACGTGAGGGCGACAAGGAAGCACTGGAGGCAGTCCGGGCATCTTTGATGAAGGGTGAGAGCCCGGAGACGATCTTGGCCGGCACGAGGGCGATTGCCGCGGTGATTCCCACGCTGCCAAGCGGACACCTTAATGCGTTTGTGGTGAGTGCAGCGCGGTTTTTCCGGGATGAACGATGGCGGGACGATCCGGCCACATGGCGGCGCCAGGGCGGTCGGAATGGGGTTGTCCCCGGCAAGTTGGACCTCGGGGGACGCAAGGCGGTCCCGCTTGTCTGAAAACTGAAACCAAGGACAACCATGGAAACGACGATGGGAAAAACATGCTGCCGCGACTGCGGGGCGGAGTTTGAGTATGAAACGATTCCGTTCGGGTCGGTGGACCTCGGGCTGCAACTCGCGCAATTTTGCGAAGGGTGCTCTGCGGAACGGGAGCGGGTGAGGATCGAAGCGGAGCGGGAAAAGAGGTGTGAGATTTACCGGCTCCGGGTGCTTGAGACGATTGAACCGGAGCTGCTGCCGGTATGGCTGGATCCGCTGGGAACGAATCCGGAGGATCCGCGGTTCAACCGGGCGAAGTGGGAGGTGGTGAAGCGGTGGCGGCCGGGGCCGCATGGGAATGGGCTGGGATTGATCGGTGGTGCCGGAACGTGCAAGACCCGCATTCTTGCGCTGCTGGCGGAGAAAATCATCATGCAGGGGCTGCGGCTGGTGTGGACAAGTGCCATGAAGCTGCACACGGAAGCAGCAATCAACGTGCGGAGCCGGGAAAAGGCGGTGGCGGAAGTGGCGCGGGAATATTTCGCGGACTGCATGACATCGCCATATCTCGTTATCGATGACATTGGAAACAACGAGTGGTGTGCGCCGTTTGAAAGCCGGCTTTTTACGATCCTGGACACGCGGAAGAACCGGCGGCTGCCCACGCTGTGGAGTTCCAATGCCAATCCCGAGGAATTCCACCTGAAAATCACCAGCGTGAATCCAGCGGCCCTGATCGGGCGCCTACTCGATGGCACGAATACATTGGATTTCACAGAAAAACCGCTGCTGTAAATCATGAAACGACCCTGCCTATACCCCGGGTGCCCCGCCTTGATCGACAAGAGCGGATATTGTCCGAAGCACCAAGCGAGCAAACCGAAGCGGCATACCCTCTACAATCGCCACGTTCGGAATGCTGACCCTGCCTCGGCCCTCGCCTACAAAATCAGGAAGTCGCGGAAGTGGCTCAAGGTCCGCGCTCAAGTCCTCGCCGATAACCCGATCTGTGCGGACCCCTTCGGCGATCATGCCCGCGCTGGCATCACTCGCACCGCTACCCAGGTGCACCACCTGGAAGGCATCGTAGAACATCCCGAACTCTGGAACGTGCAAACGAATCTCCAAGCCCTTTGCACGGCATGCCATGCCAAGGTGGAACGAGGTGTCAGGCGAGACGCTGCAAGCGATCCTGAGACATCCTCGCGCAAAGCAGGCGGCAACCAGCCACCCCCGGGGGAGGTTCAAAACTTCTGCCCGTTTGGCTGAGAGTCGCGTCGAAAACCAAAAAAACGCGTGTCCGGAATTGAGATTTTCAGAGTGAACCGGTAAATTTGCTGTCAAGTGGGAAAAGGAGCGAAGCAAAAGTCTAACATTGTGCTGATTGCCAGCGGGTCGAGGCATGCACGGAAAACGCAGCCGGCGATGAAGCCCGGGATTGGTGATCCGCCGGGGCATTTGAGGGGGGACGCATTGGAAAAATGGAACGAGATTGCGGCGGAATTGGTGACGGTGGGGACGATTGCGAGGGTGGACCGGACGGCATTGGAGACGTTGTGCCTGGCGTATCAGCGACTGCGGGAGGCACAGCAACATGTGGACGACCTCGGAGTGATTTTTGAAGATCCGATGAAGGGTTGGGTGAAGAATCCGGCTTGCACGGTGGTGACGGCGGAGAACCAGATCATTGCCAGGCTCTCGGCGGAGTTTGGGATTACGCCCGCCTCGCGGGGCAAGGTGGCGGCACCGCAGAAGGACTTGGGAAATCCGTTTGACGAGTTTTGACGATGGCGGCGAAAAAAAAACAGGCGAAAAAGGCCGGGAATCCGCATGTTTTGCGGGCAGAAAGCTACATTTCCGGGGTGATTTCGGGGAAAATTCCGGCATGCAAATGGATCAAACTGGCCTGCGAACGGCACAAACGCGACGTTGCCAGCTCGATCACCCGGCAGTTCCCCTACCGATTTGACGCGGAAATGGGTGCGAGGGTGTGCCGGTTCATCGAATACCTGCCCCACACCAAGGGCAAATGGGCGAAAAAAGACCCGCAAACTGGGAAGTTTCCCACGATTTTTTTGGAGGGGTGGCAGTGTTTTTTCCTGATTTCCCTGTTTGGGTGGGTGAGGAAGGACAACGGCAAGAGGAGGTTCCGGAAGGCCCGGCTGTATGTGCCGCGGAAGAACGCGAAGACGACGCTGCTCGCCGCGGTCGGGCTTTACATGCTCTGCGCTGACCGGGAGCCCGGGGCGGAGGTTTATTGCGGTGCCACCTCTGAGCAGCAGGCCAAGACGTTGTTCCAAATGGTGCGCCAGATGTGCCTGAAACGGCCGGAACTCGTGCAACGGTTTGGGCTCTTGGTCAACGTTGCATCGATCATCAAACAGGACGGCTCCGTTTTCAAACCGGTGATCGGGAAACCGGGCGACGGCGACAGCCCGCACTGCGCAATCATTGACGAATACCACGAGCACGCGACCAGCGACCAGCTCGACACGATGGAAACCGGGATGGGGGCGCGGGAACACCCCATGTCGATCATTATCAGCACCGCCGGCAGCAATCCCGCGAGCCCGTGCCGGGACGACTGGAAAAACTGCGAACGGATTCTGGAAGGGATCGACGGGTTTGTTGACGACACGACGTTCTGCCTGATTTACGCGACCGACAAGGATGACCGGTGGGATTCCGAGGAGAGCCTGCGGAAAGCGAACCCGAACTGGGGGATTTCCATCGAACCGAATCACATGCTGGCGGACATGCGGGACGCACGGGCCCGGGCATCCCAACAATCGAAATTCCGGACCAAACACCTGAACGAATGGGTTTCCGTAAAGGAGGCGTTCTTCAACTCGGTGGAGTGGGCGAAACTCGAACGCCCGATCAAGCGTGAGGATTTTAAGGATCGGCCGTGTTTCATTGGTGCGGATTTTGCATTTGTCCACGACCTCGTGGCTATTGTTCAACTCTTCAGCCTTCCAGAAAAACGTTATGCCGTTTTCGGGAAATACTTTCTGCCTGAGAACACCATTGATCTACCAGAAAATCAGCACTATCGAAACTGGAGGATTTCAGGACACCTTGAAAAGTCCGGTGACTCAATCATCGATGAAGACGTGATCATTGAAGAGTTAGAATCATTGTGTAGCCAATATGAAGTTTCTGAAATTCCGTTCGATCCTTACAGATCGGTCGGTTTGATGGGGAGAATGGAAAGGCAGGGGCTGCCGGTGGTGGAATATAGGAATACTGTTCTGATGATGAGTGGACCGATGAAGGAGCTCGACGCCCTGATCCGCAGCGGGCGGATTGTTCACGACGGCGACCCGGTGCTGGCCTGGGCAATCGGCAACGTGACTGGCCGCCTGGACAAGAAAGACAACGTGTATCCGAACAAGGAGGCACCGCAAAACAAGATCGACCCGGTGGTCGGGCTGCTGATGGCACTTGGCCGGGCGATGGCCCGCGGTGGAGAGGAATCCGGGCCGATGTTTGATTTTTGAAACCATGAACACGAATCCAAAAACCCGCGCCGATCTGGCGAAAATGGTGCCGGCCGGGGGGCTGGTCATTGAGCTTGGAGTGGCGGCCTGGCAATTTGCCGAAGAGATGCTGCGGGCGGCGCCGTGGATCCGCTATTTGGGAGTGGACCGCTGGAGCGATCACCACGACCTCCGCGAGATGCTGACGGCGGCGGAGCGGATCCGGCCCTACCAAACGCCGGAATTTTTGACTTCGACGTTTGCGGATGCGGTCGGGACGATTGAGGACGACAGTGCGGACATGATCTATGTGGACGGCTACGCCCACACCGGGCAGGAAGGTGGGCGGACGCTGCGCGATTGGTGGCCCAAGGTGAAGCCGGGCGGGATCTTCGCTGGGCACGATTACAGCGCGCACTATCCGCAAACGATTGCGGCGGTCGATGCGTTCGTCTGTGAAATTGGCTTGGATCTTCGCGTCATTGATGAAAATCCCCACCCGTCGTGGTGGATCATCAAACCCATTTCCTGAACCCCTCCAAATCCTGAATCATTCACCCGGCCGGCCCTGCGCCTGCCGGGTTTTTTATTTCTCGCAGTTGCAATTTTCTTGCAGTTGCCAAGGAATTGCGGTAATCCGCACCCGTGAGTCTGAATGTCGGGAACCATACAGCGCCTCGCGCATCATGGTTTTCGCGGACCCGTTCGGTTTTGGGTTTTCCTGGACGGGTCCGCGAGGCCAGCGGCGGGGAGGACGTGGTGCGCCTGGAGCCTGCCGGGCGGAAATTGCCCGGGAAACGGGAACTGCGTTCCACGAACTACGAAGACCCTCGCACGGGGATTTTCTACCTGGCGACAGGTGGCACCAACGCGGCCGGTGTGAACGTCAACGAATCGACTGCACTTGGCGTCTCAGCGGTCACGGCCTGCGTTTCGCTGCTCGCAGACATGATCGCCAAGCTTCCGATTGAACTTTTCCAACGCACCAAAAACGGCCCGAAACCGATCCCGAGGCATCCCGCGATTGCGGTGATCAACCGACCGAGCGATCTGCACACCAGCTTTGAGTTGCGCCAGTTGATGATGCTCGGCAAGGGACTCGGCGGAAATGGATACGCGCGAGTCTATCGGGACGGTGCGGGCGACCCGGTGGCGATGGAATGGCTCAAGCCGTGCGACGTGATCCCCGATGTGATCAAGAGGTCGGGCGGCGATTCGTTCGCGATCTACAAAACCGCAGGCCAGACATTGACCCGCCAAGATGTGGTCCACATCAAATGGATTTCCCGCGATGGAATCCGGGGAATTTCGCCGGTGGCATTGCTCCGCGAATCGATCGGAACCGCCCTCGCTCAAACGGCCGCCGCCGGCAAATTGATGCGGGACGGAACCACGTTTCCCGGCTACCTGATTTCTAACCAGACGCTTTCGGCTGACAAGATCCGCGATGCGCGCGAGGAATGGCAGCGGAATCATGGCGGGGCGGCAAACGCGGGGCGGGTGCCGATTTTGAATGGTAGCTTCGATTTCAAACAGACCAACGGAATGTCCATGGTGGACGCGGAGTTCATCGAATCCCGCCGTTTCGAGCTTCAGGAAATCGCCCGCCATTTCCGGATCCCGCCGTTCCTGATTGGCGACTCGACCGCCAGCACCACCTGGGGCACCGGCATCCAAGAGCAGACTCTCGGATTCCTGAATTTCTGTCTCGACCCGCATCTCATCGCTTTTGAACAGGCACTGGAAGCCGTGCTTCTCACGAGCGATGAACTCGCAAAGGGATACTACTTCCGCTTCGACCGAGACGAGCTGGCCAGCGTTTCGCGGCAGGACACCGCGACCTACTTCCAGACGATGCGCGGCATCGGCGTTTACAGCGTCAACGACATCCGCCGGAAACTCGATGAGCCGATCATCCCGGCTGAATCCGGCGGGGATGATTACAGCTTGCCATTTAACAACACCGGCGGGGCTGCGGCAGCGAAGGCTGCCAAGGAACCACCAGCACCAACCGCACCCGCAGAATGAAACCGCCAGCCATTGAATTCCCCGACCGAGAAACCCGCGTCCTCGCAGGACAGGTGGAACTGCGTGCGACATCGGAAACGGAAAAGCCGAAGGTGCGAGGATATGCATCCGTCTTCAACCGCGAGAGCGAAAACCTCGGCAGCGAGAACTATCAGTTTCGGGAAATCATCGAGCCGGGCGCGTTTGATGACGTGCTCAAAGACGACGTGCGAGCCCTGCTCAACCACGATCCCAACTTCATCCTCGCTCGTTCCAAGAACGGCGAAGGAACTTTGACCATCGGCACCGATGAAACCGGTCTCTGGTATGAATTCGAAGCGCCCGACACCACCGCCGGCCGCGACCTGATGGAAAGCCTGAAGCGAGGCGACATCGATCAATCGTCCTTCTCATTCACCGTGCGCAAGGACGGTCAGAAATGGGAAGAGAAACAGGAAGGCGACGGACCGACGATCATCAAGCGCACGATTTCCAAGGTTGCGCGCTTGTTCGATGTTTCACCGGTCACGTATCCCGCATACCCGGACGCCTCGGTTGCACTCCGCAGCTTGCAAGAATTTCGCGAGACGGCACCACCGGAAACCCCGGCGGAATCTCCACACGAAGACAATTCCCTAAGCCACTGGCAGCGGCGGATGGGACTGAATGACAAGACTGCCATCTAATACCACTGCATTATGAAACTGAAACAACTGCAAGAAAAACGCGGCAGTCTTGTCAAACAAGCCCGCGAAATCCTCGACGCCGCCAGCAACGAATCCCGTGCGCTGACTGCGGACGAACAATCGAAACTCGCCGGAATCGAAGGCGAAATTGATAGCCTCGCCAACACCATCGACGCCGAAATGCGCCAGATTGAACGCGAATCGCAAACCGGCCCGCAACTTTCGCGTTCCGAACAACGCGACGTGGCGCAGTTCAGCTTGAGTCGTGCGCTTGGCTGCCTGCTTCGCGGACAAGCACTCGACGGCATCGAAGGCGAGATGCACGCCCAAGGTGTGCGTGAAGCTCGTCAATCCGGTGTTGCTGCCGAGGGTAACCTGATCCTGCCACGGGTGGCAATGTTCGCAGAACGCCGCGACATGACCGCCACGCTGCAAACCAGCGCGGCCGGCGATCAGGGAGGCGACACGGTGCAAACGAGCGTCGGTTCTATCATCGGTCTGCTTTACGCGAAATCGGTGCTGCGCTCGCTTGGTGCCCGCTTCCTTACCGGACTCAGCGGAAACATCACCTTCCCGCGTCTCGCGACCGGATCGGCCGGCTACCACACCGCCGAAACCACCGCACCCACCGAATCCAGCCCGACGACCAGCGCCATCACACTGGCGCCGAACAAGCTGGGCACCTTCGTTGAAATCTCAAAGCAGCTCTTGCTGCAATCCAATGAGGACGTGGAGGCGATGATCCGCTCCGACATCGGCACCGCGCTTGCCCTGGCCATGGAAAACGGTGCGATCAACGGCACCGGTTCCAACAACCAGCCGGTCGGACTGCTGAACGCGGCGGCCGGGATCGACGTTAGCTCCGTCGTGGGCGGCACCGATGGTGCCGCTCCGGACTGGGCCGACATCGTGGGGCTGGAAACGGCGGTTGCCACCTTGAACGCGGACATCAACAAACTCGGCTACCTGACGAACCCGAAGGTCCGCGGCAAGCTGAAGACGACCAGCAAGGCCGGCACCGAGGCAATGTTTGTCTGGGAAAACGGTTCCACTCCGCTCAACGGCTACCGCGCCGAGGTGACCACCCAGGTTCCGTCTAATGGCAACAAGGGCGGAAGCACCGGAGTTTGCTCGTCGATCATCTTCGGCAACTGGGACGACCTCGTGATCGCCATGTGGGGCGGGCTCGACATCACCGTCAACCCTTACATCAAGGACATCGACGGGCTGGTGCGCATCACTGCGAACACCTTCTACGACACTGCGATCCGCCGCACGGCGAGCTTCGCGGCGATGAAGGACGCACTCACTGTTTGATAACGGCTGACACCGAACCAAGGGGAGGCAGTCAACCCGGCTGCCTCCCCGCATCCCACACCGCGACCATGAAAAACATTCTTGCCCTTTTTGCCGTTCTGGCACTCGCGATTCCCGCGCATGCCATCGAAACCATTTTACTAACCGGAGCCGTGGCGGATGCCAACGAAAACGGCCAAGCCGAGGTGGACATTTCCAGCCTCAAAGGCACCGCGGCATTCGTGATGACGGCCAAGAGCACGGCGGGCACTACGCCGGCTGCCGCCGTCAAGCTGCAATCCTCGCCCCCGCCCGTCACCGGTGCATCGATGCGCACTGGCACAACCGCAGGCGTGGCACTCCGCACCGCATCTAACACCGCAATCAAACTTGGCGCGAGTTTCACCACGGCATCGGGCTATGTCCCGACCGTCAAGGGCGTGATGCTGCCTTTGAAGAAACACGCGACGTTGGCAAGTGGAACGTTGACCGTGACCATCAGCACGGATTCCTCGGGGCCATCGGCGGCGCTGGCCACCGGCACGATTGACGTTGCAGGATTGACCGATGCGTTCACCGGTCAGGTTGTCACTTTCTCGAAGGGTGCGCAACTCGCGGCCTCGACCAAATACTGGGTGACTCTGGAAGGAGATTACACCGTCGATGCCACGGCGAATGTAACCTGGCTGACGACCACGGTTGCAAGCGGCGGGAATGCGTCGGTCTTCGGAACGGGATGGGTGGCAAGTGCCACGAACAACCTGAATTTCGAAACCTACGACTTGATTTTCACCGACGTGACAGACGGCGCATTCTCCGCAGTTTCGACGACCGGTGTCATCGAGGAACTGACAATTCCGGTGCAAAATTTCGGCAGTTGGTTCCGCGCTCACGCGATCATCACCGGAACGAACACACCCTCGTTTATCATCGGCATTGGAGCCTATCAGAAAAAGCCATGAAACTCCAAATCCTCAAGCCCTGCATGACTCCGGAAGGGCGGCACTCCCCGGGGGATGTGGTGACGATCAACCCAGAAAGCGCGGCCTATCTGGTCGAGAACGGCTATGCCAAGCCGCAAGGCGTGGCAGTGGAAACCGCCGAGAGCAAAGCACCTGCCTCCGCCGAAACCGCCACGATCAAAACCCGCAAGGGCAAGTAACGGATGCGCCCGCATTACTCTGTCATCAGCCGGCCGATTCCCGAAGCGATCGATTACGCTCAGGCGGCTGATCACCTGCGGGTGGATAGCTCGGCGGACATCACCTACATCGAGGGACTGATCCAGGTGGCCTGCGATTATGTGGGGGATGTGACCGGGCGGATTGGCACGCAGACGACCTTGCTGTGTGTGGCGGGTGACTGGGACGATCTGACCGGCGGCGACCGGCTCGGGCTGATCAGGCTGGGGCGGGTGCCGTTGGTGTCGGTTTCCTCGATCAAGTATTACGCGCCGAATTCGGCGATTCTGACCACGCTTTCCACGGACGATTACCGGGTGATCACCACCACGGAACCCGGCATGCTGCAACCGGTGGACAAGTGGCCCGACGTGGAAGAACGACCGGATGCGATCCAGATCACGTTTGTGGCTGGGCACAATGAGGGCAACCCGGCGCCGGCCGCATGGAAACACGCGGCCAAGATGTTGGTGGCACATCTCTACGAGGAGCGAAAACCGGTGGCCTTCACCTCGTGCCAGGAAATTCCGTTCACGCTGAAAAACCTGATCGAACACAACCGCATGGAAGGGAGGTTCGGATGAATCCCGGCAAGATGGATCGCCGGATCACCGTGCAAGTGCGCACGCTTACCAAGGACGCCGCCGGCGGCCGGGTGGAGACCTGGGCGGATTCGTTCCTGTGCTGGGCGGAACTCGTGAAAACCAGCCAGGCGGAAACCATCACTGCCGACGCCGACCGGAACATCGAAACCCGCCAATTCCGGATTCGCTGGAAGGCGGGACTGGCAAGCGGCACCCACCGGATTTTCTATCAGCTCAAGTTTTACGACATCACCGGCATCGAGGAAGAAGGACGGCTGGACCGTCTTTTGCTTACCTGTCGCGCGGTGCAAGCCCTGACCCATATCTAACCGATGGCCAAGAATTCCGCCAACCTCAAACTGACCGGTTTCAAGGAACTGGAAGCGGCTTTGCTGAAGCTCCCGCCGGAGTTGGCAAAGACCGTGGAAGCGGCAGCACTGCGCGCCGGGATGGTGCCGGTTCGCAAGGCGGCGATTGGCTACGCGGGGAAATCAAAGCGCACGGGTTTGTTGCAAAAATCCATCGGCCTCACGGTGCGTCGGATCCGGCGGAAGATGCAGTATGTGAACCGCTACACCGCCCGCGTGGGACCGCGAGGCGGATTCCGCCAGCCATTGCTGACGCCAAGCGGGAAACAGGCCACGCGCAAGGGGCGACCCGCGTTCCAAGATCCGCGATACTACGCCCACCTCGTGGAATACGGCACCGCGAAACACCCGGCGCAGCCCTTCATCCGCCCGGCACTCGAAGCGGTGCAAGGGGAAATTCTCGCGGCGATGGCCAAGGGCTATGCAAAAGGCATGGACCGGGTGGTCCGCAAAATACGTTCGAAAAAATGAGCTATCAATCCGACCTCACCACCGCGCTTGCCGCGGCCGCCGGGATTACTGGGATCACCGGCACGCGGATCTATGCGGATGTGGCGGATGGCAGCACTGCGGCGCCCTACCTCGTCTGGCAGGTCATCAGCACCGGCGGGGAAACGACGCACGACGGCGTGCGCAACATCGAGTTTCCGACGATCCAGTTTTCATGCTGGGCCACCGGCAAGGCGGGCGCGATTGCACTGGCATCCGCCGTCAACGCCGTGCTCGACGGCAACACCATCAGCGGTTCGAGCGGCCTGACTTTCCAATTCAACAACCAGTTCGGCACCTATGATCCGGACACGAAACTCTTCGGGGAAATCCTCGAATACCGCGCATCCTGTTCCATCAACTAACAAGACAAGACCATGGCCAAAATCAAATCATTCGGCATCGGCGTAACCGTTGCCACCAACGCAATCGGCGGACTCACGGACGTAGGGCTGCCGGGAATCGAGGTGTCAATGATCGACATCACCTCCCACGACTCATCCGGCGGCTACAAGGAATTTGTGGGAGGACTCAAGGACGCCGGCAACCTGGAACTGACCGGCCGCTACAATTACGCGGACGTGGGTCAGGATTATCTGAAGGATAACCCGGGAGCCTCCGCAGCGTTTGTGGTGACCTTCAGCGACGGCACCAAGGCAAGCTTCACGGCGATCATCGGCGGCTATTCAGTGGGAAACCCGCTGGACGACGCGACGGAATTTTCGTGCTCCTGCAAAATCACCGGAGCGATCACCTGGGCGGCATCCTAACCATTTAAGGCCATGGCAAAAACAAAAAGTTTTGGAACGCGCGTGTTCATGAATGGAATAGCGGTCGGCGGTCTCACGGACATTTCCGCCAGTGGGACCGAGGTGAACTTTGTGGATACGACCAGCCACGATAACGCCGGCGGATGGATGACATTCCTCGCCGGGTTGAAAGACGGCGGGACGCTGGAATTGACCGGCCGCTACAATTACGCGGATGCCGGTCAGGCGGAATGGAAGGCGGAGGAAGGAGTGAAGCATAACGTGTATATCCTGCTTCCGGATAATTCCGGGATGGCGTTTGAGGCCATCATCGGCGGGTTCGCCACGAGCAACCCGCTTGACGATGCGGTGGAGTTCTCCGCCACGGCGAAAATCACCGGTCCGGTCTATCCGATCTTCCCGACCTTGACGATCACCGGCACGCTGACCAGCGACGGCAGCACTCCGGTGGTTTTCCCGGCGCTGACAATCACCGGATTCGGCGACCGCCCGATCTGGAGCGACGGCGGAGTGCATCTTGTGTCGTGGGACTTGGAATCCTCCGGAGTGTGGGGACTGCGAGACGGATCCGCACTTTGGCTGGCTGACCAGGACGTGCTTCTGCCCACCCTGGTGACATCATGGACCGCGCAGGGCACCGCCACCGGAACCCCCACCGTCACTGGATCATGAACCACGCATGCACGATTGCAGGCCGCGAGGTGACACTCGCATGGAACCAGGAAACCGCGAAACGGTTTGCGTTCCGCATGGGCGAAATCGGCGGCGAGCCGACCGGCAAGCAACTCAGCAACCCGGCCACGGTGCAGACGGCGCTGTTCAAGGTGCTGTGGGGACTGCTTCCGCCGGGGGAGTTCGCGCGCTACCCGGATCCAGAATCCCTGTTTGTGGCGGTGGACCACGAGGCAGAAGGTCCGGCGATCTATCAGGCAATCAAGGGCGTTTACGAAGACCGCATGCCCGACGCGGAAAAAAAAAGCACTTTGACGAAATAGCCTTCGCCCGGGTCGAACTCGGACTAACAGAAACCGAATGGAACCAATCCCACCCGGAACAATGCCGCAGCTACCTCGACGCATGGACAAACGCACAAAAGAGAAACGACCAGCGCCACGCCGCCCTGCAACTCACCATCGCCCAATGCGCGGGGGTGAAGATCAGCGGTCGGCGCCCCGTGCTGGCTGATTTCCTCCCCACCTACGCCAAACCAAAGAAACGCCAACGATCCCCCGAAGAAGTGGAAGCCGACCTGAAAGCCGCGTTCCGCAAACTCGCCAACCACACCGCCCCACCAAATGGCCCGCAGTAGATCCATCGGAAACGTTTACGCCGAGCTGTCCGTCAAGGACAAGATGACGGTTGGGCTGAAACGCGCCAGCAAAAGCCTGAATGCGTTTGGCGACAAGATGCTTGATATTGGGAAGATGGCGGTGTTTGCCGCGCCGGCAGCCGCCGTGGCTGGAATCGTGGTTTCCATGAAATCCGCCATCGATGCCGGCGGAAAACTCTCCGACATGATGGCTCAGACCGGGGCCGATGGGGAAGGGTTGTTTGTGATGCAACGCGCTTTCGAAAATGCGGGCATCGCCGGGGACAAGGTGCCCGGTGTCCTCAACAAGATGCAAAAGGCACTGGCTGGTGTGAACGAGGAAGGTCAGCAGGTGACAAGCCGCGTTTTTTCGGATCTTGGCTTGTCGATTCCGGAACTTCGGAACATGGACGCGGGCCGCGCATTCCGGGCCATTTCAGAATCGATTGCCAGAATTCCAGACCCGGCAAAAAGGGCCGCACTTGCGATGGAAATCTTCGGGCGTAGTGGCGGCGAGTTGCTGGTTTTGATGAATGATGGCGCGGCATTTGCTGCCGCCGCCGAACAAGTTGGAGGACTCGGAAAGACCCTTTCCGAAAACGCAAACAGGCTGGATGCGGTTTCCGATTCGCTGACCTTGCTTGGCACGAAAGCCCAACAGGTCGGCGCGGAAGTTGCGGTGGCACTGCTACCACAGCTTGAAGACTTTTCTAACAAGATCAACGAGACGGATCTTGCAGTCATTGGCCAAGCGTTCGGCATCATTGCGGTCGAAGTGGCAAACATGGCCGAGGCGATGGCGATGACGGTGCAACAAATACCAGGAATTCAAAAGCTCGTGGATCTTGTTATCCCTCCGAATCTGAGCGAGGCGGACAAAGCTCGCGCCGCGTCGATTGCATCCGGTTGGGCGGAAACCGACTCGGACCCTCGCGCATGGAAAGGGAAAGGAACCGGCGGTGCCGTGTCGGTGGAATCCCAAAGCGATCCGTTCGCATTGCCACCCGGTGCGGAGGAAGCCGCGCGCAATGAGTGGCGCCAGCCCGCCCCATTCATCAGCGGCGAAAAGGACAAGAAACTTTTGGAGGAACTCAGGAAACAAACCAAGGTGCTAGAATCCGCGCAAGCTGGCGGCAGTCTAACATGGTAAACCACAATGGCCGACGAATCGATTCTCACATACAAGAAGCCGGGGTTTCCAAAGGAAACGCTGGCGGGCAACGGCTATTCCACGACCATCGAATACATCGGGCCCACCTCCACACTGGAAGCAGCACTCCCCGCGATTGGCGCGACATGGGGCGAATACACCGGCTATGTCCAGACTCGCGAGATGGAGCCTGTCGAGGGCAACGCCGGCTATTCCGAACTGAAGGTCGTGGTCAGCTACGAGTTCAGCGGAACGGATAGCACCTTCGGCACCGCCCGGGAAACGACGTTTGAGATTGAGTGGCTGGCGCAATCCCGTTCGCTGGTCGAACATCCCAAATTCCAGACCGGCGGAACCTATGCACTCGACAACCAGGATTTGATCGACCTCGGGTTTTGGCAGGACGAACCGGACGCGACCTTAAAAGCCGCGTTCAAATACAATGAACTCGCCGCCACTGGCAGCGGGGACATTGCGGAACTGACCAGTGCGGCCAAAATGTGCGCTGCCGGGATTCTGCTGGGCTATGAATACTGGGACGATTTCGTTCCGGTGCTGCGGAAAAACACCACCTACCTGGGAGGCCCGCCGAATGCCTCCGAAGCGGGCGACAAAGCCAGCGGCGCCCCCGCGGGATTCCCCACGGTGCCCACGGGATACGAGTGGAGGAAATCGGCAGACCGATCCATCCGGGCCGGCGGTCAGAACCGATGGGAGCGAGCCGAGGAATGGGTGGGGGAAAAGAAGGTCCAAATCGACAAATCCAACGTTTACTGGTCCGCACCCTGATGAAGCTCCCATCCTACCCTCAGAAAGGCAAACCCGTCGAGGACACGGTGCGCGGCCTGATCGATTTCGTCCGCGCCAGCCGGATTGCCTCATTCATCGGCGGGCGGGTCGTCGAAACCGCCAACGGCACGACGCTGATCGCGGACAAACCGGCGGGGCGGCGGGGCGGGGGATCGTATCGGCACCCGTTCCAACTTGTAGCAGATGAAGTTGCCGGAAATCCCGTACTGCGGGTGGCAGATGGTGCATTCCAGGTGGTGCGGTGGGTGACTAACGGTAACACGATTGACGCCAACGCCTTTACTTTGGACGTTCAAATCAACGCGGACACGCTCGGCACCGAATCTACGGACGGATATTTGACGCTCTCACCGTCCACAGACTATGGCGTTTTCATCGTCGCCGACAAGTCCGTGGCCGCCCTCACATCGTTTACAAACGGCACCGGAACGCCGTGGGCAATTGGGATTGTCGATCCGATTGTGATTATTTCCAGCACCTACACCGAATCCACGGACACGGACAACCTGACCGGGACCGGAGGAACTCACCAAGGCAAGGCTGCATGGTATCTCGGCAAGGTCGAGGTTGACGCAGACGACAACGTGACGCTCACCCAACACCAGCGGTCCGACATCGCCATCACCACGCCAGTCTGGGTGATTCCGACAATCGTGTCCGCTGACGCGAACAACAGTGTCAGTGTCGGCAGCGACGGCGGAGCCTACTACGACGAACCGTAACCGCAAATCCTTGACAACTGCAAACAACTTGCGATAACGAAACCCATCAAAAGCCATGGTCGATCTGCTCAATTTTCCGCTTCCGCCCACCTTCACCGGGAACACCTGGGACGGACTGACCTGGACCGTGGACAGCGTGGAAGCGGGTGACACCGAATACGCGGCGGTCCTCGTTTCCGCGCGTTTTCAACTCCAGACCGAGGACGGCACCGTGGCACTCACCCGCACCTCTGCCACGGCCGGGCAGGTCACCTTGAACGAAACCTCCGCGGATTCCTGGAGCGTGACCGTCGAGCCGGTGGACCTGACTCTCAACCCCGGAACCTACACCTACGGGCTCGAAACGGTGGACGCGGACGGCGTGACCAAAATCCGCATGGCCGGCACATTTGTCGTAAAACCTGACCCCGTGAAAACCGTCTGAACCATGCCCACCTACACGATCATTACCGGTAAAGGATCCGCGACATACACGGTCAGCACCGGAGCCCGCGGGCCCGCCGGCACCGGCGGTGCCAGCGTTTGGGGCACCATCACCGGCACCCTCTCGGATCAAACAGACCTCCAAGCCGCTTTGAACGCCATATCATCCTCTGGCGTCCAGGATGGGAACAAAGGCTCCATCACGGTTGCCAGCAGCGGCACCGTTTGGACCATCAACTCAGGGGCCATCACCAACGCCATGCTCGCCGGGAGCATTGAGGACGGCAAGATTTCCAGCGCGGCGACATGGAACGCAAAACAAGACGCCCTTGTCTCCGGCACCAACATCAAAACCATCAACGGCGAAAGCATCCTCGGCAGCGGCAACATCGAAGTCAGCGGTGGCGATTTGACAAGCGGACCCGTCACATCATCCGGTGGCGTCTCAGCCATTGCAGACGGTGCGTTATCGCAGGCGAAAACAACCGGTCTCGTTACCACACTGACAGACCTGAACAACCACGCCACGAGCACGTCCAACCCCCACAGCGTCACCAAATCCCAAGTCGGCCTCGGCAGCGTAGAAAACACAGCGCTCTCGACGTGGCCCGGATCGTTCAACATCACAAATCTCGGCAACGTCACCAATGGCACATGGAACGCAACACCCATCGCCGATGCGCGGATCGCGAGCGCGACGACGTGGAACGCGAAGCAGGCCGCGCTCGTTTCAGGAACGAACATCAAAACGATCAACGGCGAGTCCATCCTCGGCAGCGGTGACATCACCGTTGCAGGATCGGAAGTCACCCCCACCGACCTGTCAGGAGGCACCGTGCTTACCGTGGGCGGCATCTATTTCGACTCATTCAGTGCCAACCGCACCCTGACTTTCACCGGCACCGCCACGGACGGCAAAACCATTTCGCTCACGTTCGACGCCTCGGCAGAGGTGGTGTTGACGATTCCGACGAGCTACCGCCTTGGAGATACCGGGACAACCACCAGCATCACGTTTCCCATCGGCAACCACATCCTCAAATGGACGCGTCTGGATGGCCGCTGGTATGTGGCGGATTCTGCCTGGGAGGAATCCTCAACCCCGGGCGACACCACCCCGCCCAATCTCACCAGCGTATCCGGCACCGAAACCGGCACCACGACGGCCACACTCTCCGCGACGACGGATGAGGACAACGGCACAATTTATTGGTATGTCGGCACCGAGTTTGCATCACCGCCGGATGCCTCCGCTATGGTTGACGGCACCGATGCGGAATTCCACACCTCGGCCGCGGTTTCGTCCACCGGGGAGAAAACCGCCAATGCCACCGGCCTGACTGCCGACACCGTCTATCAATTCTGGGTCATGCACCGGGACGCTGCCAACAACGACAGCGACATCGAAAACTATCAGTATTTCACCACGGACGCAGCGGACGCGACCGCCCCGACGATTTCCAGCGTATCGCCAACCGACAATGCGACCGGTGTTGCCATCGCAAACAACCTGACAGCCGTATTCTCCGAGAACGTCTCGTTCAACGGTGGATCAGTTACGGGCGCGGTTGTCCTGCGGAAGAATGACGGCGGATGGATCGACGTGGAGAGCTTTGACCTTCCCGGCGACATCGGCACCGGAGCCGGTCAAATTTCAATTTCCGGCGATACGCTCACGATCAATCCGACGGCGGACCTCACAAACTCGATGGAATATGCGGTTCGCATCGCGAGCAACGCCATCAAGGATGGATCTGATAACTACTACGGCGGAATTGCCAATGACACGATGTGGAGCTTCACGACGGCCGCGGCGACGTCGACGTCTTACGCCAACACCGGAGGAACCGGCGACCGTCAAGCCATCATCACAACCATCGCCTCCGCAGGACTCATGGGCGGTGATGGGAACACGTTCCGTCTGGTCAACGGGAACATGTCGGAATCGAATACCTATTTCATCAATAATCTGTCCCTTTCCGGTTCGGTCTTTCTCCGTTTCGACTTCGGCTCTGGCGCATCCAAGGTCATCGACGAGGCAAAATTCTATCAACAGAACGGAACCTCTCACGGCACATGGAAATGGCAGGGATCGAACAACGGCACCGATTGGACTGACATTGGCAGCTCCTTCACCCTCGGCGGCGCGACAACGCAAACCATCACCGCGCTTTCAGGTAACACGACCGGGTATCGCTATTATCAGATCGTCGGAGTTTCCGGAGTCACGTCGAACAACCCGTATCTCTACGAGTTCGAATTCAAGATTTCAGCATGAGCCACGGACCATCAGGACTGACCAACGGCAGCCGCTTGCTGCTCTGCGGCGATTCCCTGCTCTACAATCCGGGATATCCAACCTACGGTGATTATCTCGCGTCGTATCTCTATCTGTCCAATCCATCGCTGGCGTTCGACGTTATTTCTATGGGCCGCAGCGGGGTCGGCATGTTCGGCATGCTCGACGGATCTGACATCAGCTATCAACTCTATCGGCGCTGGTTCGCGCCGCTCGAACCCACCCACGTCTTTTCCATGTGGGCCGATAATGGCGGCTACGACAAGCCGACGTTCAAGGCATACGCGCAAGACCTGGTTGACAACTATATCATCGGGATCGACGGCGCGTCTCCGATCCTCCTCGGGATGATCCCGCAGGCCAATCTCAACGGCTACGGACTCGGTGACGATTACGACGACGCATTGCAGGAAATCGCCGAGGCAGCGACACCCGATCACGCCTACGCGAAACTCTGGCGCGACCTACGCGAAAACTCGCCTGCACCATGGGCGCAATCCGAAAACTGGTCGGATCTCAGTTACGACCAGGTGCATCCGAAAGGCTGCGCAACCATCCTCGCATCGTGGCGACTGATCCACCTGCTAGGCTGGGATACCACCGTTTCCGCCGCCACTCTGACCGCTGCCGGAAGCGTCACTTCTTCCACGGATTGCACGATCTCCAACGCTGCCGTGAACGCATACGGCGGGATTGATTTTGACCGGCTCGACGCCCGCTTGCCATGGGCGATTGACGAGACAGCACCGGACGGCACCGGAAGAGCGGAGGCGCTGGCAATGTATCCAGCCTTCGCTGGTTGGCAGTCTTACACCTTGACCGTTACCGGGCTATCCGCCGGCACCTACGACGTGATTTGCAACGGCGTGACCATCGGCACGCCAACCCACACGGAACTTTCCGCCGGTTGGAACATGGCGGATCTAACGGCAGGGCCGGTTTGGGACAAATGCCAAGCTGCCCTCGCCGCGATTCGCGCCCTCCAGGGCATCAACCCGACGACATTGGTTCTCGCCGCCGCCGCTCCCTACACCGGTGTCATCAACTACGAGAGCACGGCAGACGGATCGTATCCATCCAACTCAGGATCAGCAGGTGCCGCTGCGCACAAATCCAACCTCGCCGCGAAAATCGCCAATCTCGAAACGCTCTCAGCGGCCGTCACCGCTGCCGCCCAACCCGAGACACTTTCATTTTCCATCCGTCTCCAAGGCTACACCCCGCCACCAACGGGCAATAAACGCTCACAAGCGCACGTCGCCCGCATCCTCGCCGCAGCCCTATGATCACTGCCCTCGCCATCGCATATCTCAAATGGGACAAACCGCTGCCAGCGGATGCGGTGACGCATTGGCGGATTTTCCGCGGGATCGAACTGGTTGCGGAGGTGAAAAACAATCGTGCGGACGTTGCTCTGCCAACCGACCGGATCAGCACCCTCACCGTCATCGCCTACAATCAGCAGGGCGCATCCGAACCGAGCGACCCATTCCACGTCATCCCAGTCACCCCGCAGACCAGCGACAATCTAACCGACTGGCAACCGCAGCAAACGTTTTTCGTCGAGCGCAAAGCCAAGCAGTTTTTCCGATTCTCATTTCCTCAATGATCCTCCCATGCCACACCGAATTCAACTCCTGACAAACACCATGAGCTACGCCATCGAAGGACTGTTTTTTGCCATGATCGGAATCTATCAGTTTGCATCGATCACAAGCACGGCGATTGCCGAACAGGACTGGCAGAAAATCTTCGGCCCGAATGGCGTGGCGTTCATCGCCGTTTGCGCTACGGTGGTGCTCTGGCTCAACGGGCTCAAGCGCGAGAAAAACGAGGAAAAACGCAGGGATCGCGAGGAACTTTCGCGGGAGAAACGGCACCTTGAAATGACGGCACTCCATCAGGGGAACGCCAACAAACTCATGGAACTGACTGCCGAGAGCATCAAGAGCCACGGCATGAGCGTCGCTGCCATCTCGCGAATGGACCGGACAATACAGGCGTTGACCGAGGAACTCAAGGGACGGCCATGCCAGATCAATGAGAACAAGCCATGAACGTTTTCCCAGACGTGCTTCAGGTGGCCGACGCAGGAATGCGCAACGGTTCGCGGGTGTTCCGGCTGACGCATCGGTTCCGGTATCTGTCGTCATTCGGCATCATCACAGTGCCACCCGGTCAGGAGACTGACGGTGCAAGCATCCCCCACGTTTTCTGGAGCATCCTTGAACCGTTCGGCCCGTGGTTCCCCGCAGCGGTCATCCATGATTACCTCTACTCGCCGGCCAATGACGATTTCGACCGCTGGGAATCGGACTACATTTTCAAGGAGGCCATGTTCAACCTCGGCGTGCCATGGCACAAACGCGAGGTGATTTACAATGCCGTCCGCCTATTCGGATGGAGAGCATTCAACGCCAAAATCAAAACGATCCCATGACCCGAAACCAAATCATCGCCATGCAGTCCAGGATCGGCACCACGCTAGACGGATTCTGGGGGCCGAAAAGCATTGCCGCCTGCCAGCGTCACCTGCGTTCCCTGATGCCAGTGCACCACCCATGGCCAAATCCAGACGCGGCGAGCCTGCGGGCGTTTTACGGAGAACCCGGCACCGAGGGGAATCTCGAACCGTTAAACGTCGCCGGGCTGGGAATCGAATACGAGGGTTCGCCAGTGCGCATCGTCCGTTGTCATGAAGACGTTGCCGAAAGCCTGCTGCGCGTTCTCAAAGCTATTGCTGCCGGCCCACATGCCGCCGTGCTCGCCGAGTATGCCGGCTGTTACAATTTCCGTCGCAAACGGGGAGGTTCGAGTTACAGCCTGCATGCCTACGGCGCCGCAATCGACCTCGATCCGGACAACAACGGATTCCGCGATTCATGGCCGATGCGTTCCACGATGCCGCTCGCAGTCATGGAAGAGTTCGCCAAGGAAGGCTGGAAATCCGCCGGTGCGTTCTGGGGATATGACGCCATGCATTTCGAGGCGACCCGTTGACCGGAGGGGAACATTGGGGGAACACTATCGAAAACCCATTGCGGCAGTAAGCGGAGAGGGTGGGATTCGAACCCATATTGGACGATTCTTTGGCAAGCCTTACCAAGCCGCGAAAGCCAGAAAATCAACGGTTTGAGGCGGTTGGTGTTTTGCTAAGGTTCATTAAGCTCCGATTCAGAGGGGAACATTTGGGGAACATTTCTAACGGCGAACCATTCGTCTGCCTCGTCTCGGCCCTTGGCGTCATTGTAGGATCGGCGGGCCTCGGATTCGGAGTTGCCGGCCTCGCTGGCAGTCTGGGCCAGCCCTACCTGGGCGGCGCGGTAGGAGATGAACGAATGCCGCAGGGCATTGCGGCGCCAACCGCCAACCATGGCTCCGAGGCGAGTGGTTTCCGCCTGCGCGCCGGCGGTGCTGGGCTTGGACGGGTGGACGTGAGGACCGACGCGGCCGGCGGCCGGCGGATCGGGCAGCCAATGGCGGATCGCGTCGTTGATCGGGATGACCCGGCGGTGACCGGTTTTGGCGGTTTCCGGCCGCAGGATGATCAACCCGCGGTCCCATTGGAAATCCTCCCACATGAGCGGGGATTTTTTGCTGCCTTGCTGCGGGCAGATTTCCTCGGTCCGGATGCCGGCGAATGCGGCGAGCACGAGCCATGGCAGGTATTGTTTCCGGACGTTGGAGAGCAGGACGCGGAGTTCCGCGGGGCTGTAGGTGGACGGGATCGCCCGGGCGAGGACGGGCCGGTCGAGGCGTTCCGGGGCGGTCGGCTCGCCGTGGGGGAGGTATTCCATTTTCTGGCACCAGCGGAAAAACGTCACCCATGCCCGGCGCCGGTTCTCGCGCGTCCTCGGCGATCCTGAGAGCGCCGGCAACGTGGCCGGGGTGACATCGCCCAGATTCACGTCTGGCAGCCTGGAGAGGTGCCCAGCGAGCGTTGATAGGTTGTGCGGGGAGGCACCGGCCGCTGCTTTCTTGGCGGCGAGAAATTCCGCGCGCGCTTCCGCGAGCGGTTTGAGCGGTTTCCGCCGGCCATGCCAGACGAGGAATTCATCCACGAGGGCAAGCGATGGGTCGGCATCGAGTAGGCGGCGGAGCCGGGCGGCCTGCAAGGGTGTGAGTTCCGGAATGCGGTGCTGCCCGAGAAACGTCTGCTCGCAGATTTTCCGGGCCTTCACCTTGGCATCCTCCAGGCTCGCGCAAGTGGTGGCCCGGCCCTCGACCTTGAAGCGCCAGTATTCCCGCCCGGAGGGGTGTCGCCAAGGGTAGATGGTGAGTGACACGGTGCGGTGACGGACCACGACTGACTCGGATGTTTTCACCGTTGGGTGGGGATAGGGGCTGCCGGCTACTCGAGCAGCCCGAGGATGAGCGGGGCGAAGAACGCGGACAGCCACGGCAGGATCAGGAACACGACAAACGCCACGCAGCTCCCGAGGATCAGCAGTATCCCGCGGATCGGCTTGCCCTTGCTGGCCCCGATCACGCCCAGGAGAAATGCCGCGGCGCAGACGGGAATTCCAAGCAGCAGCATGGACAACCCAAGCCCGGGCACCAGCGCCAGCCCGAGGCCAGCCCCGATGATCAACCAGCCGGCCACCACGGCGGTGGAGGATTCTTTCTTCGGCAGCGGCTGGGCCGCCGGCCGGATCGGCGCGGTGTAGGTGATGAGTCTCATGGGATTGGTGGGGTTAGGATTTACGACGCTGTGCCGTCGTTATACTTTTGTGTGCTAACAGATTCGCGGGGTTTCCTTGGGTATGAGAGCCAATGACTGCCTCCGCCGCCTGTTCCAACTGGATGCGCGACCAGTCCGCCATGGTCCTTCGGTCAATTTCTGATGCCGCCTTGATCCGGGCTTTGAGGGATTGGTGCATTGGCACTCCCAGCACGGTCATTCCCGGAGCTCGGTCCTTGTTGCGCGGCTTGTCCATGAGGGGAAGCTAAACGAAATGCGACGCATGACAAAAAAAATCCGCATACGGCAAAATAAATCTTGCCAATGCCATAAAACGGCGTTTAATGCCGTGCATATGAGCGACGACGAACCCGCCCCCACTCCTGAAGTGACGATCTTGGGAATCCGCATCAACGACGACCTCCGCACCAAGATCCGCGAGGCCGCCCGACTGGAGGAACGCACGGAGAGCAGCTTTGCCCGTTTCTACCTGGGACGCGCGGCGGATGCCGTGCTTTCCGAAACCACCAACACCAGCGCGGAGGCAGCCATTCAATGAACGCCCTCGCCCGCCGCATTGAGCGACTGAACCGCGAGTTCGCCCGCGCCAAGATGGAAGGCCGCGATCTGGTGCCATTCCTCCGCCGGGCCCGGAACCTGTCGCAGGCATTCCACAGGCTCCAGTTCGAGTTGGAAACCCGCGGCTGATCCACCCACCCAAAACACTGAAATCCCATGGAATCGCACGAATACGCAAACTTGTTTCCACTGATGAGTGATGCCGTGACGGCCGACTTGGTGGCAAGCATCAAGGAAATAGGGTTAGAGCATCCGATCGTCACACTTGACGGGAAAATTCTGGACGGTCGGAACCGCTACGCCGCATGTCTGGTTGCCGGGGTGACTCCAGCGTTCAAGGTCGGAGGAGGATGCAAAAACAAGCCAGCAGCATGACCCTCACCCCCGATCAAGAGCGCGCTGTTCTGGAAATGGTGGCGTCCGAACTGGCCCAGACGGCGGCGCCGCAGTTGGCCGAGCTGCAATTGCTGACGATCCGCGAGGCTGCCGCCCTGCTCCATTGCAGCGAGACGCGGGCCCGCACACTCCTGGGCAACTATGTGGACCTCGGCGAGCGACTGACCCGCGTCCCGCTGTCCGCCGTGAAACAACTCATCGAGGACCGCACGGTCAGAAACCCATGATTCCCGGCGCAATCCTACTCATTCTCCTCGGCTGCGGCCTGCGGGTCGCACTGATTCACGCCTATTACTCCGAACACTCCGACTCATGAAACGTGTCCGTTTATCCAAAGTCCGCGTGACGGATTACCGCCAGCCCGGTGCGGGCCGGAAATCACCACTGGAGCGGGAATCCGCGACCAGGGGCGGTATCGTGCCCGGAATGTTCTTCGGATCGTCTCCGGAGGACGACGCCAACCATGACAAAATGGTGGCACTTTTTGACGTGGTGACGCTGCGCCGGATGGAAAGCGACCTCGGCGCCCGCAGGCTGAAATTCGCCGGCAGCCCGGAAAACAAATGGGCAGCGGCCCGGCTGGCGGCGATCCGGCGCCGGCTCAACCTGGAAAACCTGCGATGAAACGCTACCGCATTACCGAACTCAACCGCCGTCTCGATGATGCGTTTGCGGAGATGGAAATTTCCTGGGCGATCCACCGGGAGGACCGGAGGGACGCCGCCAAACTCTCCCGCTATCTGCGGGCGCTCCGCCGGGCACGCCGGCTTCACCAACTGCTGAAAACGATATGAAAACCCCAATCACCCGCCGGATTGCCGGCATTTCCCGCGATACCTATCAACCGCAGCGGATCGGATACCCGATCTATCACATGCAGAGTCCGCGCCGCCATCGCGCCCACCCGGCACTGATCGCGCTGGTCTATGGCGGATCGACATTGATCACCATCACCCTGGCAGTCTGGGCTTACAGTGTCTGGAGTGCCTAACCATTTGGGCGGCAGCCGACCCTTCCTGGCTGGGGGGTTCAGAGTAGGGACTGAAAAAACCGGTTGCCGCCCATCCCATCTTCAAACCATGAAAACGAAACCGTTGCTGGAAGTGCCGCCGAGTGCGGGGAAAACGTTGGTGGATTACCACCGGCATGCGTTGGACGATGCACTGAATCGCCTGTGGGAGTGCCCATGGGCGGAGTTAATCAAGGGGCAACTGGAACCCATCGTCCGCGACCTGCTCTCGTCTGGCGACATATTCGAAGCGAATGAGGCACTTGTGGACGAATGGGAATCGATCCTTTGGGCAAACCCGGTGAAGGGCTTGGAGGTGCGTGCCGAGGCTGAGGGTTGGTTGCAGGTGATTTACGACCGCTGGAGCGATCTGAACCACGCGGAGGTCGAGGAATACAAGCGACAGCAGAAAGGGCACTCATGAAATTCAAACCCATCGTTGCAGATCCGCTGGTGATGTATCAGGCCGGGATGCGCACGCTCTCGCAGGTGGTGATTCTGATCCACCTCGGCCGCTGCGGGCTCCATGGTGCCACCGTGCGGAGCATTACCGAGGCCATGGCGCACATGCCCGAGGGTTCCGTTTACACCATCCTTGAAAAACTGCTAGAGATGGGCTGGATTACGCGCTACTGCCGGCAGAACAGCCAAGGGAGGGCCGGCCGCTATGTCATCACCGTGAAAGGCTGGGAAATCATCACCAAGGTTCCGGATTTATCGATGTTTCCCGGGGCCGATGGCAAACCGGTGGTCAATGAGGTGGCATCATGAAACGGTTGCGGATCGGCGGTGCCCGCCACAAATTCAACGCCACACCCACCGAAACCGATGGGATCAAGTTTTCCTCGAAAAAAGAGGCCGCGTATTATCTCCGCCTCAAGCGGCTGCAAGCCGCCGGCGAAGTGGTGTTTTTCCTCCGCCAGGTGCCGCTGCATCTTCCCGGCGGGGTGAAACTGGTCGTGGATTTCCTCGAATTCCGCGAGGACGGCACCGCTCACTTTGTGGATACCAAGGGCGTGGAAACCGAATCGTTCAGAGCCAAACGCCGCATGGCGGAGGCGATGTATCCCATCCAAATCGAAACGGTCTAACCGCCGATGAAAACCATCAGCAAGCACGCATACAGTCGTGAAGAACTGGCGGGAAAAATGACGAAATGGATGATTGCAATGTGGGGGCATCCAATGGAACTGACTGAGGAATCCCGGGATCGTTGGATGGAGCGAAACGGCATGCTCTACGCATTTATCTGCGATCATTTTCCGGAAACCCGCCGGAACTCTGAATCACGGAGAAAAAATTGTATCCCGAACGCCAAGCCCACGCACCGCTGACATGTCCCAAGACCTACCATCGCAAAATGTGCTGCCACCGGCAGCGGAAGGAACGACAATGAGTAAACCAAATAAAAGCGAAACGCCGGTTGGACAGCCACGACTTGTTCGGCAGTTCCGAATTGAGGATTGGCCGGATGCCGCTGACGGCATCGAAATCGCCGGAAGACTCCGCATCGGATGGTTCGCCCGCCACATGGCATTCATGCCGACATGGTTTTGGGCCGGAAGGTGCAGAAAGCCAGGCTATCAAATCCGCTTCGGAAGGCTGGGAATCGCCTACACTTGGAAGCCATTCTGCGGACGAAATGATCTGCCGAACGAAATAGGTGAGGCACAGCCTCCCGCCAAAAATCTATGAACACGCCAAAAAACACCAACGGGAGGCTGTTGTCCTCCACCGCCTTGTTCGCGCATTTGATCGGCGCATACATCGGATTTGCCGTTTGCCTCACATTTTTGGAGTGGCGGCTGATCGTGTCTGGGGCGGTATTCACAACCATTCACCTAATAGCGTATCATTTTCGTTGCGCGAACGCAGAGGTGAGGCACGGCGCGAAAGACGCCGACCTCGACTGAAAACTTTACCGCCGTTGCCTCGACCGTCTTGTTAGCGGTTGGGTGCGGCTGGAAACCACCAGAAGACATCAATATGAGCTTAGACGTATATCTCCAAGGGCCACCCCGAAAGGTGGAATGCTATTGCTCCTGCTGCGACAACAAGCACGAGCGCGAAGAACGCGAAGAGTACTACTCGCGGAACATCACCCACAACCTTAACAAGATGGCCGGTGAAGCTGGAATCTACGAGGTGTTGTGGCGACCGGATGAAATCGGGATCACCAAAGCGGCGCAACTGATCGAGCCTCTGAAGGCTGGACTCGCCAAGCTGGAAGCCGAACCTGAAAGATTCAAGAAGCTCAACCCGTCGAACGGCTGGGGCAGCTACGAGGGACTCGTGGACTTTGTGCGCGACTACCTCCGGGCCTGCGAAGAAACCCCGGAAGCGGAGGTC